AATTAATTGACTTTTATCTCATTTTAAATTATAATACAAGCATGAATATTGTGCTCGACGTTTTACAAACTTATCTTCCTGCCAAAAGAAAACAAACACCTAGTGGTTGGGTGGCTTTTAATGCACCGTGTTGTGAACATAATGGAACAACACCTGACACAAGACAAAGAGGAGGCTTGATTGCTAAAGCAGACGAGAGTGTAAGTTTTCATTGTTTCAACTGCGGATTTAAAACAAGTTGGCGTATAGGAAGAAACTTATCTTATAAAATGAAAAGATTTATGAGATGGTTGAATATGCCTGATGATGTAATAACAAAATTAGCACTTCAAGTTTTACAACAAAAAACAGATGCAATAGGATTCAAATCAATTGTTACTCTTCCAAAATTTACAATAAAAGAACTTCCACCTAAAGCAAAACCAATACACGAGTGGGCAACATATAAAGATTTAGAACCAGGCGGAGTTGATAAAGATTTATTTTCTGTAATGGAATACATTGCTAAAAGAAAATTAACTCTTGACGATTATGATTTTTATTGGAGTCCTGAAGCGGGATTTCGAGATAGACTGATTATTCCTTTTACACATCAATCAAAGATTGTTGGGTACACAGCCAGAAAGGTTGTAGAAAGTAAAGTAAAATATTTGTCAGAACAACAACCAGGATATGTGTTTAATACAGATGCCCAAGACGATGATAGAAAATATATTGTAGCAATGGAAGGTCCTATTGATGCTATTGCTATTGATGGTGTCGCTTTATTAGGTAGCGAGATAAAAGAGCAACAAACAGCACTAGTAAACAGTTTAGGAAAACACGTGATTGTAGTTCCTGACAGAGACGAAGCAGGACAAAAATTAGTTTATGATGCTATGGAATCGGGTTGGTCAGTAAGTATGCCCGAATGGAGTCAAGATATTGGAGATGTTAACGATGCTGTGCGTAAATATGGTAGACTTCATACATTGTACACAATAATAAAGAATGCTGAAGATTCACAACTAAAAACTAAACTAAGGATGAAAAAATGGTTCGCATAAAGAATTTTTTAAAAAAAGCGATCTCAATTTTGTTTTTTCCTATCACTAAACTTGTAAACTACATCAAGTACAAGAAGAAGATTAGAGAATTGCAAAAAAGAGATCCGTTTATATACAAGTAGGAGAAATATGATCGTTTGGGGAATAACAGGAAACAATCACGATGCCAGTTTGGCAGTGATGGAATGGAAGGTACAAGGATTAACAGATCACTATGCTCTAAGATTAAAATGGGCAGGCATGAGCAAAGATTTTAGTGGAGTTGCTGGAGATCCAACGTTGTGTCCTAAACTGATGGCAGAAGTAAGAGCAAATCCTAAATGGGCCTTTCCTGCAAAGATTTATTTTTATGAAAAGCCTCTGAAGAAAACTATGAGACAACTGATTGCAGGACAAGGTTGGAAATGGAAAGAAAATAATATTAAAAAGTTTTTAGCAAAATCTGGTGTACACAACATACCAATTGAATATGTTGACCATCATCATAGCCATGCGGCATATGGATATTACACATCGGGATTTAAAAATGCGGCAGTTATTGTTTTAGATTCGATTGGTGAGTTTGAAACATTTACTATTTGGCATGGCAGAGGTACCAAGTTAGAAAAGAAATACACTCAAAGATATCCTCACAGCATTGGATTATTTTATTCAGCAATGACACAAAGATGTGGATTCAAAGCAAACGCAGAAGAATACAAATTAGAACAATTAGCGAAAAAAGGCAATTGGAGAAAATATCATAGAATGATGATGGAAGAAATCATAGATACTAGAATGCCTTTCAAAACAAGAATAAATCTACACAGAGGTTGTAATTGGTGGAGACCAGAATTAAACACAGAACAAGACATGGCAGATCTAGCCGCAACTACACAACACATTTTTGAACAAGTGTTGATGTGTGCAAGTTCGTGGATACAGATGAATATCAAAACATCAAACATAGTTTTGGTAGGCGGGTGTGCATTAAACAAAACGGCAGTAACTAAATTGGAATCAGTTTGGGATGATATATGGGTGCCAACAAATCCTGGTGATCCTGGATCGTGTATCGGTGCCGTATGTGCCAAATATCAAAAGCACATTGACTTTCACGGAGAAATGTGGTATAATAAGGACAATGGTAAAACAAAATAAAGATTACGGATACGAGATACAAAAACTGTATCTTGAAATGATGTTAAGTGACGCAGAAACATTTGTGCGTTGTCAGTCTATATTTGATTACACACTGTTTGATAGAAAACTTCAAGAAACAGCAGACTTTGTGAACAAGTATGTTGTTCAATATAATTCATTGCCAACATATGACATTGTGAACAAGTCGTGTAATATGGAATTGAAGGCGGCAGATAATTTAACTGAAGAACATTTCAATTGGTTATTAGATGACTTTGAAACATTTGTTAGACACAAAAGTTTGGAAAGAGCAATATTAAAAAGTGCTGATATGTTGGAAAACGGTGAATATGGTCCGGTTGAAGAATTGGTCAAGAAGGCAGTACAAATAGGATTACACAAAGATATAGGAACAGATTATTTTGATGATCCCAAAGCAAGACTAATGGGATTGAAAGATCAAAATGGTCAAGTTAGCACAGGCTGGACAACACTAGATAAAAAATTGTTTGGTGGATTCAACAAAGGTGAATTGAATATATTTGCTGGTGGATCTGGTGCAGGTAAGTCTTTGTTCCTTGCAAACTTGGGTTGTAATTGGGTGCTGAATGGTTTAAATGTTGCATATGTATCATTTGAATTAAGTGAAGCACTAGTAAGTATGAGACTAGATTCTATGCTCACTGATGTGCCTGCTAGAGAAATATTTAAAGATTTAGATGGTGTAGAAATGAAAGTTAAACTGCTTGGCAAAAAAGCAGGTAAGTTTCAAATCAAATACATGTCAAGTGGTAAAAACGCAAACGATTTAAGAAGTTATCTCAAAGAATATGAAATTAAAACTGGCAGTAAACTAGATGTTATACTGGTTGACTATTTGGATCTTATGATGCCAATCAGTAGAAAAGTTTCTCCAAGTGATTTGTTTGTTAAAGATAAATTTGTATCTGAAGAATTAAGAAACTTGTCAATGGAATTAAATGTTATCTTTGTTACAGCATCACAGTTGAATAGAGGTGCAGTTGAAGAAATTGAATTTGACCACAGTCATATATCAGGCGGTTTAAGTAAAATACAAACTGCTGACAATGTGTTTGGTATATTCACATCGAGAGCAATGAGAGAACGTGGTAGATATCAAATACAATTAATGAAAACTAGATCATCTAGCGGTGTTGGTCAAAAGATTGATTTGGAATTTGATATAGATAGTTTAAGAATTAGAGATTTAGCAGAAGATGATTCAGGACAAAATTATGGTAGCAGTGGCAATAGTACCATATATAACTCATTGAAAAAAACTTCGACAGTTATAGATGATAATGCAACAGATTCATCTGAATCACAAGAAAAAGTTCCTAATCCTACAAAAGGACAATCGTTGCACAAAGCCGTTACAGATAATACAGATCAAACAAAGTTGAGGGACTTTTTAAAGAACCTTGATGGCGATGAATAAACAATATAAAAGAATAGTAATTCCAAAAGGTTTAGATTTAGGAACCAGCAGACGTACTTGTACTCAGTTGGCAAACACAATTAGTGTAAGTTCTGGTTTAGAAATATTTTCAGATGTTGATCATATCCAACAAGGAGATTTAGTAATACTTGGTGGTGTCGGTGGACACGATGGTTTTCAAAAGTATCATGAGTCTTTTCAAGAAAAAAATATCGATTATGTGAATGTTGAAAAAGGATATTGTAATTGGTGGAAGCCAGTTTATTGGAGAGTTACATTCAACGAAAATCAAATCTCAGATATAAAAGGCGAATACACTAACGAACGATTTGCCAAATTTAAACTAAAAATAAAACAATGGCAAATAGGAGACCAAGTATACATAGTTGCTCCTAGTCAAAACGGATTAGATGTGTATGGTATCAAACAAAATGTAGATCAATGGATAGAATCTACCACACAAGAAATTAAAAAACACACAAACAGACCAATTAAAGTTAGAAAGAAGATGCCTAAAAAAGCAAGAGGTTCAAGAGGTTTTTGTGATTCTTTAGAAAACATTTACTGCGTAATCAGTTTACACACCATGGCAATGACTGAAGCATTACGAGAAGGATGTCCTGTAATCAGTCTTGTGCCAGGTTGTCTAAAAGATTACAGTGTGAACTCAATTGATAAGATTAATAATTTGTATTATCCAGAAAACAGACAATACTTGTTTAACTGTTTAACCAATTTACAATTCAACTCTGACGAATTGATAAACGGTTTTGCTTGGAACACCATGAGCAAATACTATGGAATCGATATCAAGAAAGCCTAGAGGCGGACAGCAAAATTCCGCGAAGCGGTAACGCAGAAATTTCAAATCCGCGAAGCGGTAAGCACAGCGATTTCGGTAAGCAATTTTAATCTATGATTTTTCTTTTGACGCCTCGTCTTTTGACATCAAGTGTGCTACAATGTATTCCACCGTCCCAAAACAAATAGTGTCTCTGTGGTACAACGTGGCAGTCTATGTGTAAGGACTTCAGTTTTGCAAACAGTTTGGGTATGTGTCGTGCAAACACAATGTTGTTTCTGTCTATCACCAACACATTGAGATCAAAGCAAACTTCTTGACTGTAACCTCTCCAATTCTCCAAGTACTTGTCTACCCAAGCAATGTCCATTTTGTTTTGTGCTTCTGCATAATCTTGTACATATCTGTCCATTTTTAGTTCAGGCAAACAGTCACTCACATCAATCAACTGTTTGTTGTGTAA